TCCTACCGGTAAAGTCTACACCTGGACCGAATCCCCCGCCCCGGCGTGGGTGGCGAAGAAGGGTACCCTGGCCACCTTCACGCCTACTGAAATCCGCAACTACCCCGTGCAGGGTGAGGGCGGCGAGTTCATGAAGGCGGCCCTGTGGCTGGCGGTGCGGGAGTTCTACGCCCGCCGCAACTTCGATGGCAAGGCTCTACTCGTCAACACGGTGCATGATGCGACGTACGTTGATACATCAGAGGATGTCCGCCTCAAGGCGGCGGTCCTGCTTCATGCTTGCATGGAAGCAGCAAGCGACTTCATCGAGTACTACTTCGACTGGAAACTTCCGGTGGCAGTTCCGAGCGACACCACGTACGGCAGCTCCATGATCGAGGAGAAGAAGTTCCCCAAAGAGATACTGGCTCACGCCAGTAAGGTCCGGTCCACGCTGAGGACCAAGTACATGGGCGGGCACACCCCGTCCTACCTTCAACAGGAGAAGTAAACATGAGTTTCGATCTGAAGAAAACCCTGGCCCACATTGCTAAGACCGGCCCGAACATGCAGGAAGCCCAGAAGGGCGGCGGCGGGGACTACGAGCCGCCGGCGGAGGGCGCGTGCCTGCTGCGCTTCATTGGCTACGTGGAGATCGGCAAGCAGGAATCCAACTGGCAGGGCCAAGTCAAGATCAAGGACAAGGTTCAACTGGTCTTTGAGGTCCACGGCAAGAACTATCCGGTCAAGGAACTGGAGGACGGCACCAAGGTCCCGTACCGCATCAAGATCACCGAGACCCTGAGCCTGAACGAGAAGGCCAACTTCTTCAAGCTGTTCCGTGCCATGAGCAATGGCCGCCCCGAGATCACGCACATGGCCCAGATGCTGGGCGAGCCGTTCCGTGGGCGCATCTACCATAGCAAGACGAAGGACGGTCGTGTGTTCGCCCGCCTGCGTAATGACGCGGGATACTCCATCGCCCCGCCCTATATCGAGGACGCCGAGACGGGCGAGGCCCGCAAGGTGAAGGTGCCCGAGGCCGTCAGCCCGCTGCGCCTCTTCGTGTGGGATGCGGCGACCAAGGAGATGTGGGACAGCCTGTTCATCGACGGCGAGTACGAGGACGGCAAGACCAAGAACGTGTTCCAGGAGATCATCACCAAGGCCAAGAACTTCCCGGGCTCCCCGATCCACTCCATCCTGCAAGGCGTGTACGGCGACGACGAGGATGACGTGGACGGCACCAACGAGGTCGAGGGTGCGGACGGCGGCGAGGAGTACGAGGTGGACGAGGAGGACACCCCGCCCGCCCCGACGAAGGCCAAGCCGAAGGGCAAGGTGAAGGCCAAGGCCGAGGACGACGATCCCCTGGCGGGCATCGGCGAAGATGAGTAAGGGCCTGACCGACACCCTGAAGCAGCAGATCGCCGCGGTGGCGAAGGACCAGCCCATGCCCGGGACGGTCCTTCCGCCCCTGAACCCGAAGCTGACCCTGCACGTAGACGGAGATTACGCCGCCTACTTCTGCTCCGGCAACGATGAGACGGAGCCCGGCCTGGCCCGGCAGCTCCTGCTCAACAAGCTGGAGGCAGGCAGGGCCATCGTTGGGGCCGGCAAGATCGTGGTTCACCTCACGGTATCCGGGAGCCACAAGGGCTACCGGTACCAGGTGGCCACGGTCAAGCCGTACCAGGGGCAGCGCAACAGCGGAAGGCGTCCGAAGAACTGGGAGTTCCTCCGGACGTACATGGAGACCTACACCGGCGACGCCTTCAAGGTCAAGCTGTGGAAGGACCGCGAGGCGGATGACGGCCTGGCGTTTGTCGCCGCCAACACGGCCGAGCTGTACGGCCAGCCCGTTGCTGCCATCTACACGGCGGACAAGGACATGCGTATGCTGCCCGGCCTGCACGTGGACTGGAACAACTACCTGGTGACGGAGGTTCCTCCCGGCGCGTACGAGGTCAAGCGCAGCCCGGACGGCCTGGTGTACGGCCTCAAATGGTTCTGGTTGCAGATGCTCCAGGGCGACACGGCCGACAACATCCCGGGACTGCCCAGGCTGGGCGGGCAACTGTGCGGCCCGAAGCGGGCGGAGCAGGCCCTGGCCGGCACGGAGTCCGTCGTGGAGGCGTTCGACATCGTGGCCGCCGGATACGCCCAGCACTACGGCGAGGAGTGGCAGGATCGGTTTGTTGAACAGGCCGCCCTGCTGTGGCTGCGCCGGGACAAGAACGCGAGCGTCCGAGATTTCCTCGGCTATTTGCCCGCCATGAACCACCCCGGGATGACCCGGGTAATCGAAGCGGCTGCCCGCCTTGAGGCCCGCGTACTGGAGGCTTATGCAGAGATTGAGTCTATCCGCCGTGCTGCCGTTCAGGCTGCAAACGCTGGCTAAGCAGGGAGGGCGGTGCGCCATATGCGGGGGCAGCCTCGCCCCCGCTGACGCTGTTCTGGATCATGACCACGTTACCGGGGAGGTGCGGGGCGTCCTGCACCGGGGCTGCAACAGTATGCTCGGCAAGATCGAGAACCATAGGCGCGTTGCCAAACTGGCTACGGATGTTGCCTTGGCGGCGTTCTTGCAGGGGGTCATCCCGTACCTGCATAAGGACGGCCTCGGGGTCCTGTACCCCACATTCCGCACAGCCGAGGAGAAGCGGCTGCGAGCCAACGCTCGACGCCGCAAGGCCCGGGCGGCAAAGAAGAAGGAGAGCACATGACTGGGAAGCGCCCGCGCATCCTGATCCTGGACATAGAGACCGCGCCCATCCTGGCGCGGGTCTGGCGCACGTTCAAGGAGAACGTCGGCCTGAATCAAATCGAGACGGACTGGTACCTGCTATCGTACGCCGCTAAGTGGCTGGGCGAGAAGGCCATACAGTACCAGGACCAATCTGAGGTGCCCGACATCGAGGACGATCGAGGGCTGCTGGCCGGCCTGCACGAGCTGCTGGACGAGGCGGACATCGTGGTGGCGCACAACGCCAGGAAGTTCGATGTGCCCAAGATCAACGCTCGGTTTATCACAAACGGCTTTCCCCCGCCGTCGCCGTACAAGGTACACGACACCCTGGAGATCGCCAAGCGGACCTTCAAGTTCACCAGCAACCGACTGGAGTTCCTGACTGGTGCCCTGTGTACCGAGAAGAAGCTGACGCACGCCAAGTTCCCCGGCTTCGAGCTGTGGAAGCAGTGCCTGCTCGGCAACCCGGCGGCCTGGAAGGAGATGAAGAAGTACAACATCCAGGACGTGAAGTCCCTGGAGGAACTGTACATCAAGCTCCGGGCATGGGACCCGCGTGCTCCCCACCTTGGCGTGTACTCCGACGACACGCACGTCTGCCCCAAGTGCGGCAGCGGCAACGTGCAAAGGCGGGGCACGTACCATACGCAGGTCGGCGAGTACCAGCGCTACCAGTGTACGGACTGCGGAGGCTGGAGCCGGGGCGGCGTGCTCATCAACACGCCCAGCAAACGCAGGAGCCTTTTGAGGAACGCAACGTAAGGAGCCTACACATGACTACCGGACGCAAAGACGACGCCGGCAAGCTCCGCTGGGGCTTGCTCCGGAAGTCCCTGGTACTGCCCCTGGAGGCAGTCATCAGGGTGCTGATGTACGGGGCGAACAAGTACGGGGACGATAACTGGCAGCAGGTGGACAACCCGCTGGTCAGGTATCGGGACGCGCTGGACCGCCACCTGGCGGACATTGACAAGGGCGTGATTGTAGACCCGGACACGGGGGAGAACAACTACGCCCACGTCGCCACCAACGCGCTGTTCCTGCTGTGGTTCTACCTGGCGGCCGACAAGCCCATCGGGGACCAGGAGCGGAGGCCCGAGCCACAGCTCGGCCCGGACGCCCTGCGCGCCGTCCAAGAAATCGTGAAGCAGGATTCCGCACGGCTGTCCGCCCAAGCGCCAACAGCCGGGGATGCGGTTGAGTACGAGGTGTGGCAGGATGGCGCTTTGCAGGCCGGCGGCAGGGAGGCCGACTACGACGCCGCCAAGTCCGAGGCCGACCACTACGCGAGGATGTACGCCCAGGACGGGCCTGTCGAGGTGCGCATCTACCAGAAGCGCCTTCTCAGTGCCGCCCGGCGCTGGCCGGCCAACTAACCGGAGCGACGAACATGAACCGCTATCAAATCGAATCCCGCGCTGGCGTTATTTTCGGCGTCTACGAAGGTGAAGCCCGGCGCGATGCTTTCCTGGCGATGCTGGCAGAGGCCGGCGGAGAATACGGTGCGCCGCACGTTGGCACGGAAGCAGACTGGATCATCACGCAAGCCGACTAAGCGGAAAGGAGAAAGGAATGAACGACTGCCAACAACCCGGTTATGCCGGCGTGACCGTGTGGGTAGGCAACATGAAATGCACGATGGTGGTGCCTAAGCTGGAACTTGAAACGGCGCGCCATGATGTATTGCTGGAGTACTTCCAGAAAGCTCAAGGCGCTATCATCGACGCCATGCGCGAGGAGGGCGAGCAATGATAACCGAGATGCTGCTGCCGTTACCGGAGGGGAACGTCGCCCGCCTCATCGCCGCACAGGACGCCGAGATTGAGGCGCTGCGGGCGGAGGTGGAGAGGTTGCGGGAAATTGTGCGCCCGAAGCGTGAAGAGGAATGTATGACGCTGGACCACTGGCGAATGCGCGCCTACGACCTGGAGGCAAACTGGTCCCGTTGCTCACGTGCTTGCGCGATCGAGCAGGATAAGCGCGAACAAGCCGAAGCCCGCGCCGAGCGTCTGCGGGAGGCGCTGATGGAGCTTATTTCTTGGGTTCCATCAGCGGCCACGTATCGACGCTTGGGCTTCGATCCCGAAGCACTGGTGCGAGCGCTGGAGAAGGCCCGCGCAGCCCTGGCGCAGGAGGGCAAGCAATGACCACCGAGATTCCGCTGCTGCCGCTGCCGGAGTGGATGAGCCGATACACCATCCCCGCTGACGGCTTTGCGGGCGGCGAGCATACGGTGCTCATTGACCGTATGCAAGCCTACGCCCGCGCCAACGTCGCCCGCGCCACCGAAGCGCTACAGGCCGAGAACGCGGCGATTCGGAGGGAGATGGGCGCGATGCGGAGAGCGCTTAGCAGAATTCTCGAAAACGAGGCATCTGACTACAAGGCCGCTGAAGAGTTCGGCGGCTATGTACTCGACGATGAACTGCGGGAAGAAGCCCGCGCTGCGCTGGAATAAAGTGAAACGTAAAGGAGAACGAAATGGAATTTAAAGTCGGGCAAGTGTGGCGGAATGGTGACGGTGAGCTGTACACCATCCATAGCATTTTTTCTCCCTCGCAGGCATTCTACCCGGTGGTAGCTATATCCAACATTAGGGGAGTCAAACAGACTTACACCCAGACGGGCAGGTACGTCAGCGACGACAAACCCTGCGGTTTCGATCTGGTCGAGTTGGTGCAGGACGTAGACGAGGCGGAGCAAGAGCAGGAGGAATCGAGCGGCAAAATGTTGGACGAGGGCGGCGAGCGCGCCCTGTTCGACGTGCTGGCCGTGCAGTCCATCGTGACCGGCCTGATCGAGCGCAAAGGTGTCAAGGGGACGCTGGCCGCAATCCGCGCGATCATCGAGGCCCGCCGGGCTCTGTAAGAGGGAACGATGCCTGATTACCTGATCCACAAAGCCGTTGACCTGGCGAAGGTCAACAAGGCCCGCCGCGAGGTGCTGTCCCAGCCCGGGTACCTGGACCGCGAATACATGGGGCAGGCCAAGTACGACGGCTGCAACGTCATCTTCATCCTCACCGTAGCGGGAGAGGAGGATAAAGTCCTGTCCCGCACAGGGGAGGCGGTGCCCAGTATGCACTGGCTGCTCCCTCACATGCACAAGGTGTTCGCTAACCTTGTCATGGAGTTCGGCGGGGCGGTGATCCTGGGAGAGGCGTGGAAGGAGGGCGTACCCTTCGCGGAGATCAGCGGGAGGTTCCGCAAGAAGTCCGGGGACTCCGACCTGGGCGTCCGCGTGTTCGACGTGCTGGCCCTCGACGAGTACGAGGCCGGTGCATCCAAGGTGCCGTACATCGAGCGCTTCGCCCGCGTCATATTCGGACACTACGGGGCCCAGCCGGCGGACATCCGCGCCGCCTGCACGCACTTCACCCCGAACACCGCGGGGCACCCGGACTGGCAGGGCTGGTGCAACGAGCTGAAGGCCCGGGGCGGGTACGACGGTCTCATCCTGCGGGACCCCGAAGGGGCCTGGGTGCGGGGCAACGGGGCTGGCGGGGAGATCATCAAGCTCAAGCCGGTGCTGTCGTTTGACCTCCGGGTCGTCGGGATTGAGGAAGGCAAGGGCAAGCACGCCGGACGCTTGGGTGCCATAGTGGTGAAGTTCCACGGCAAGGAGCTGCGGGTGGGCACCGGGTTCTCGGACACGGTTCGCAAGGTCTGGTGGGGGAACGCCGAGGCCATCATCGGCCAGATCGTGGAGATCGAGGCTATGGACTTCAGCGCCGACGGTCTGCTGCGTGAGCCCCGCTTCAAGGGTATTCGCCACGACAAACTGGAGGCTGACGATGAATGAGCATGAAGTGCTGCTGAGCGCCCTGCTGGGCGCGCTGGTGGAACGGCTGGGCGGAGAGGTGCGTGTCAGCCCGAACGAGATTGAGGCCCTCGTCGGATACGGGCTGGACATCTGGCGGGACCCGGCTGGTGACGCTATCAAAGTCGCCGTCTACCGGGGCCCGGTGTTGCAGTAACGCGGACACATCGACAAACTTGTAGGAGCAGTATGCTGACTCAACTGGAACTGGAAAAGGAAATGATCGACGGCGGGCGAGAGCGGGCCCGTCTGGCTATGGCGCGGAACGAGGCCGAGGGGAGGGCCAACGCCAACCGCTATGCCAGCCCGCTGTTCCGGCGCTTCGTCGAGCCCCTGGCCGCCCAGTTGACCAAGGACCTGGAGGACAGTCGCCCTGGCCGGCGCAAGGCGCACCTGAAGCTGCTGAAGGGCCTGGAGCCGGAGACGGTCGCGTTCATCGCCGTCCGCCATCTGACCGTCTCCCTGCTCCAGAATCCCGGGGAAGACTCTGCGCGGCATCATTGCTACATGGTGGGCCGCCGGGTGCAGGACGAGCAGGTGCTCCGGCAATTCAAGCAGGCCGAGCCGGACCGCTTCTGGATGCTCCAACGGGAACTGGACCGTCGACACAGCAAGGACCCCCGGCACCACATGACCCTGGCCCTGAAGGACATGCGCTCCCTGAACCTGGAGCCGATCAACTGGGGCATCGGGAACAGGGAGCAGGTGGGGGCGTACCTGGTCGAGCACCTGCGCGGCCTGGGTATGCTGGAGCTGTGGCACTCCCGCAAGCAGAAGCACGGCAAGACCTCGACCCAGACTCACCTGCGCCTGTCCTTTGAGGTCCTGGAGCTGCTGGAGGGCCTGCGGGAGATGATCGAGGAGACG